GGGTCAATCTTTGGCGGCATCTTTAGGATGGCGCCAGAGGTCTTGAAATGGCTTGATAAGAAAAACGAAAGAGCGCATGAACTCTTGATGTTTTCTCGCCAGTGCGAACTGGAACAACTAAGGGGCCAGCAAAAGCTCGCTGAGATTGGCGCTCAACGTGAGGCAGCTGTCGATGTGGGCGTGATGGATGCCTTTAACAATGCCATCACCCAGCAGGCCGAGATGGTCAAAGCTGCCGGTGGATGGGTGGCCAGTCTGTCGGCATCAGTGCGGCCCCTGGTCACATACTGGGTGCTGTTTGTGTGGAGCTTCATCCATGTCTGGTTTGCATGGAATGCTTGGCTTGCTGGCGCTCCAGCGGTGGAAGTGTTCAAGACCATGATGACACCAGACTTTTCTGCATTGCTGTCTGGGACAATCAATTATTGGTTTCTTGATCGCACATTGGCCAAGAGGGGTCTATGAACTTAGAGCTGGCTGCTGCCCTTTGCCGCCAGTTTGAGGGCTATCGGGCCAAGCCTTACCTTTGCCCAGCCGGTGTGGCAACAATAGGCTACGGCTCGACTTACTACGCTGACAAGCGCAAGGTGACATTGGAGGACCCACCAATGGATGAGCCAACGGCCAGAGCCTTGTTGATGATAGAGCTTGAGCATACTTACTTGCCTGGTGCGTTAAGGAACTGCCCCATCCTTGCCACAGACGAAAAGAAGTGCAACGCCATCGTGGACTTCTGCTACAACCTCGGCACTGGCCGGCTTCAGACTTCTACCTTGAAACGAAAAATCAATGCAGGGGACTGGGAAGGCGCCAAAGAGCAGCTCATGCTGTGGACCAAGGGTGGTGGAAAGGTTTTGCCTGGTTTACTAAAGCGCAGAAAAGCTGAGTGCGCTTTGCTTGATTGAGGCATAAAATTACCCCATGGCCAGCCAAACACAACAACTTGAGAATCCAGCACCACCAACCCTTGGTTATCCGACCGAGGTGTATGAGCGCAGGCATTTCAATGAGAACAATGGCTCGCTGACCATTTACTTTAAGAAGCTGGCCAGTGTGCTGGGGTCTTTGTTTGGACCAAGGGGCGGTCGGTTTATGAATGCACCCCACGGGGCTTTTCAAAGCACTGTGGACCAAACGGCAGCAGCGGCCAACACGGCCTATGCCATGACACTGAATACTGTCGATTACGCCAATGGCGTGACTATCGCAAGCAATTCAAGGATCACAGTGGCTGACGCTGGCATTTGGAATTTGCAGTGGTCTGGCCAGTTTGAAAACCCAGACTCTCAGGACCATGATGTCAGGGTCTGGCTCAAAATCAATGGGGCTGTGGTGACTGGATCAACTGGATTCTTTGCAGTGCCAAGCAAACACGGCTCAGTCAATGGCCATGCATTAGTCGGCTGGAATTACTTTTTGAGCTTAAATGCAACCAATTATGTGGAACTTTGGTGGGAGACTGACAGCAGTCAGGTGAGTATTCAATCCTATGCTGCATCAGGAAATTACCCCTCAACGGCATCACTTATTGCGACAATGACATTTGTCTCAAACATTACCTAAATACTGCCATGTACATACCTTTAAAGCTACCCCCAGGTGTTTTCCGAAATGGTACTGAATACCAGGCAGCAGGCCGCTGGTATGACGCAAACCTAGTGCGCTGGTATGAGGGGACACTACGCCCCATCAATGGATGGCGTACCAGGTCAAGCTCACAGATGTCTGGCTCATGCCGAGGCATCATCACTTGGCGCGATAACAGTGGAAACCGATACATTGGCGCTGGAACGCATACCAAGCTCTATGCCATGAATGAGGCTGGGACACTCAAAGACATTACGCCAACGGGCTTCACCAGTGGCTACGCAAGCTCCACAACCCTCACCGGCTATGGATACAGCACCTATGGCACGTTTGCCTATGGCGTGGCACGGCCAGACACCGGCACACCCATCCCTGCCACCACTTGGTCACTCGATACATGGGGCGAGTATTTGATTGCTTGCTCTAGCACTGATGGCAAGCTCTATGAATGGCAATTGGGGTTTGCTACACCCACATTGGCCGCAGCCATTACCAATGCACCAGTTAACAACAAGGCGGTTTTAGTCACCCAAGAGCGCATTATCTTTGCCCTTGGCGCTGGTGGAAACCCACGCAAGGTGCAGTGGTGCGACCAAGAGAACAATACCCTTTGGACACCAGCAGGCGACAACCTTGCAGGCGACTATGACTTGGCCAGCCCTGGCACATTGATCGCTGGCAAGCGGGTCAAAGGTGTAAACCTACTGTTTACAGATGTGGATGTCCACACGGCCCAGTATGTTGGCGCCCCATTTGTCTATGGCTTTGAGAAGGCTGGAAGTGGCTGCGGTCTCATTTCAGCCCAAGCGGTGGCGGCCATTGATACGGCAGCCATTTGGATGTCACGCGCAGGCTTTTGGATATATGACGGCTATGTCAAGCCACTGCCAAGTGATGTGTCAGATTACATCTTTGACAACATCAACTACGCGCAGGCCAGCAAAATCTATGCGGTCCATGTCAGCAAGTTTGGCGAGATTTGGTGGTATTACCCAAGCGCATCGAGTAATGAAAACGACTCTTATGTCACTTTCAACTACCGCGAAAACCACTGGAACATTGGCACATTGGCCAGAACTGCTGGGGTTGATGCCGGTGTGTTTACCTATCCCTTGATGGTTTCAACCACTGGCTACATCTATGAGCATGAAGTCGGTTTTAACTATGACAGTGCCAGCCTCTACGCTGAAAGTGGCCCAGTCCAGCTTGGCAATGGCGACAACATCATGTCGGTGCGTCAGGTCATTCCCGATGAGCAGACTTTGGGTGAGGCCGTGGTTTCATTTAAAACCCGCAATTACCCGACTGGCACTCAATCGTCATTTGGACCATACACGGCAGCCAACCCAACTTCTGTCAGGTTTTCTGGGCGCCAAGTCAATATGAGGGTCACTGGCAACACCTTGGCCGACTGGCGTGTCGGGGTGATGAGGCTTGATGCTGTGCCAGCTGGTAAGCGATGAGCGACCAAGAACATTTGGACAGGCTGCGCCATCATGTGGAGGCTGCCTTAGAATACAGTGGAGGCACACATAATTTTGACGATGTCGCTGAGATGGTCGAGGATCACAGATTACAGCTGTGGCCAGCCAAGGACTCGGTGGTGTTGACAGAGATCATTGTCTATCCCAGGCTAAAGAATTTGCATTATTTTCTGGCTGGTGGCGACCTAGATGAACTCTCACGGATGCGACCATTGATCGAATCCTGGGGCAAGTCTGTTGGCTGCACCAGGGTGACTTTGGCAGGCCGAAGAGGCTGGTCAGAGACATTTTTGAAAGACGAAGGGTACAAACCAAAATGGGCTGTACTTGCAAAGGAACTTTAGGGGATAAATATGGCTACAAAGACCGAACAATTGCTTGCATATTTGCAAACACCAGGCTTGTCAGATGCGGCAATTGCCAATGAAATAAACCGCATTGGAATTTCAGCACAAGAGGTTTCTGCCTTGACGGGTGTGCCAGCGGCCACTGTACAGCAGCGCATTACAGCTGCAACGCCAGTGACAACGGCCACAAAGCCAACCTTTGCAACGCAAGCAGAGACTGGTCTTTATGACTATCTGCAAACACCTAATTTAACTGATGCACAAATTGCTGCTGAAGTGAATCGTCTGGGTCTCAATGCGCAGCAAATTTCAAGCATGACGGGTGTGCCAGTGGGCCAAGTGCAGTCAAGGCTTTCCCCATATTTGCCAAAGACTGTGGTTGATAACACTAAAGTTAATACAACTACAAACACAACAAATACAACAGCCACAAACAATTACGACTTATTTGCCAACTGGCTTAAAACAACACCCAATTTGACTGACACGCAAATTGCTGCCGAGATGAATCGTCTTGGCATCACAACGGGCCAAGTGGGTCAGATCACTGGAATGCCTGGCACAGACATTGAGAATCGTTTTCGGGCGACCACACCATTTGCTGGTGCAACCCAAGGCTTTGCCCAGAACTTCAACAACTATCAATCCATTCCAATTGGCTCTCAGTACAACCCATTTGCAGTGGGTGGCACTGGCTCACCCTATGCCCAGATCATGGGCCAGATGAGACCAGTCGGCAATCCTTATCAAAATGTTGTCGGCAACTTGCCAATGGGTGGCTATAACCCTGGTCTGTATGACCAGATCGCTGCGGCTAATGCAGCCAAGGCTGCGGCTGCGGCTGCTGGGAATACTGCCGTGGACCTTTCTGGTGGTGGCACTGGTGATGGCAGTGATGGTGGGGATAGTGGCGGTGATGGTGGTGGCAATGATAGCGGCGCTGCTAGTGGCGACTGCGTAGACCCAGATGTGCATATCTTGCTTGCTGATCGCAGCACTGTACGCGCTGGCGACCTCAAGGTCGGTGATATGTTGCACACGCTACATGATGAGACCTTTGTTTATGGCGACTTTCCAGTCGAGTATGTCAATGTTCTTCAGCGCCCCAAAGTTGAGGCGCTGTTTGACGATGGCCAAAAAATCATTATTTCCATTACGCACAAATTTTTAACTGCTGACAATAAGTGGGAAAAGATAAGCGACATTGAAATTGGCACATCAATTCGTGGTTTTGAAGATGTGACAAAGAAGCTGGTCAGCATCACTGATGTTGGAACTGGACCAGTCATTGAGATGGTGGTTACAGATGCACACACCTACATTTCTGAAGGTCTTGTCTCTCATAATAAATTCTATGGCGGCTTAATTACTCAGGTTTCTGGTCGTGACCCTGCTGGACCAGATGAGGGTCAAGTTGACATGATGCGCGGTGAATACGTCATCAAGAAGTCCTCAGTCGATAAATACGGCAAGGGACTCTTGGACATGATCAATGAAGGCAAAGTGCCTGCCAAGAAAATGAAATCTTTACTCGGATAAGGTGGCGATATGTCAAAAGGTGGAACAACAACCTCAACAAGCTCCATTGATCCACAGATCAAAGAAGCATTCTTAGCCAACTTTCAGCAGGCCCAAGGGGTCGCTGGTGCATTGCCAGTCCAGCAGTTTGCTGGGTACAACCCGATGTATCAGGCAGGCGAGGAAGCTCTGGTCAACGCTGGCCTTGCTGGCCCAGGCATATCTGGCACAGACTTGGCAGCCCAAATGGCGGCTTATGGCGGGGTCTATCAGCCTGGTCAGATCACAGCGCAGCAGACCAATCTAGGCATGACTGGTCCAGGCTCAATTGGTTCATACATGAATCCATACACAAGCATGGTGCGTGAAAACGCATTGGGCGATTTGGAGTCTGCAAGACGCGCTGCCATCCAGCAGACTGGTGAGCGCGCAAATGCTGCCCGTGCTTTTGGTGGATCACGCCAAGGTGTGGCCGAGGCTTTGACTAACCAAGGGTTTGCCAAGCAGGCTGCCACACTTGGCACAACATTAAACGAGCAAGCATTCAATCAGGCCATGGCCATGCAGCAGGCCGACATTGGCCGAAGATCAGCAGCCGACATTGCCAATCAGCAAGCAGGCTTGCAAGGTGCGCAATTGAGGCTAGGCGGTGCAAGCCAGCTAGGTAATTTGGCTGCACAGCAACAAGCATTGCGTCTTGGTGGCGCTCAAGCTGTCATGGGCGCTGGCGGTGCGCGTCAAGCATTGGACCAGCAACAAATGGATGCAATCCGAAACATTGGCTTGCAGCGTCTTGGTGTGGTTCAGTCTTCACTCGGTGCGCAGCCTGCCAATCTTGGCATGGTGGCAACGACTCCATACAGTCAAAATCCTGCTTCTGGCGCGCTTGGTGGTGCTTTAGCTGGGGCAAAATTGGGAAGCATTGTCCCAGGTGTTGGCACTGCTGCTGGCGCTATTGGTGGCGCTTTGCTTGGCCTTATTGGTTAAGGGGTAAAAAATGGCTGAATTTAATTTTGATGGCCTTTTAGGGAATTTGTTTGGTGGTGACTCTGGTAGTGAACTTGAAAAACTATTGACTGCCAAGCAAAAAGAGCAACTTGGATTGCAGTCCACATTGTCGGCAGCGGCTGCTTTGCTCAAGGCTGGTGGCCGTGGCCCACAGCGTATTGGTCTAGGACAAGCCATTGGATCAGCACTTGAGGCCGGTCAAGGTGCTTATGAGAAAGGCACTGCCAATGCTTTTCAAAATTTGCTTTTGGGTGCAAAACTTAAAGGGATGCAAGAAGAGACTGCTGGCAATGAGGCTTATAGAAAGCTATTTGCTGGTCCAGCTGAAACGCCATTGACATCAGCTCAAGCGGCATTGGCAGCGCCAGTTTCTGTGGCTGGCCCAGCTGGTCCAACTGTCGCACGCGCTCAATTGGCTGCACAAATGCCTGCACCAACTGCTACGCCTGGCATCATTGGTTCATTAAACCCAGAGATGCGCCAAATTCTTGGTGGCATGACGCGCAAAGAAGGTCAGCCAGAATTGCTCAAGATCGGCATGGCCCAGACTGAATTTGGTAAGCCAGAGCCAATGGTTGTCAATGGCCAAGTCAAAATGATGCAATTCAATAAACTTGGTCAGTCAAGAGAGTACACGGGCGCTACACCATATGAGGCCCAGTCCCCTGACATTCGTGCCGTGGAATACATCAGTGGCCAGCCATTGGCTGGAACTGGTCAAGAAGGCATTCGTAACGTGGGCCAGTATCGTCAGCAGATTGCACCGAAAACACAAGTTGATGTGAAATTGCCTGGCAATCAGCAATTCTTGGCTGGTGTTGGCGGTGATGTTTCAAAGACGC